AATGTCCTTATGAATGAAGACCAGGATTACGCATCACATTATAAAAACCTAACCTACCATGCCGAAGTCTTATTGGTGAAGTAACATGAATGTTGTCTATATGAGAGATAAAGATATCCTAGAAGAACGCAAGAAAGCCCGTGAGGAAATCACAAAGCCGGACGCAAAGTATAATACGGCACTCAATGATCGAACAGCCCCTGCTGCGTACTTTATAGGACCATCAAGAGCCATTGCGGATGCAAGGTTTAGAAACCATAGCTCCACGTTTCTTATGCTCTGTACTCTTGCTCTCTATGCCAACAGAGCCGGAACCTTGTTTCCCAATCAAAAGACAATCGCAGAGCTATTAGGGAAGACACAGCAAGCGGTCAGTCGCCAAATGAAGCTGCTTGAAGAATGGGGATATGTGAAGAAAATAGGACAGCAGAACAGGTTGAGGAAGGTTGGAAGAAAGGGTGCCACATGGAGAATCATCTACGATCCCGGTGTCACTGATGATGAATTAACGAGTAAAATGGTAAGCAAAGTCGAGTATTTGGAAACACAGGAAGCGAGTGAAACAATGAAAAAGTTATCCACAGTTGCACAACATGGGGTTGTAAAACCTACTGCTAAAAAGAGACAAAAGAAGGAGAGTTATACAACATCCAGAGGTTGTATGAGTGAACAACAACGTGAGGTTGTAAGTAACGTATCTATTAACGTAGATACTGATACTAAAGACATTTCTAAAGAAATGGTTGAATGGTACATTACGACACTTGATCTACAGCTAGGCACAAGAGCCGGATTCAGGTGGGATGATAGACAGCAATCAATCGCAGAAGACATAGCAAGCACAGGTGTAACCTTGAAGCAATGGAAGAGAGAGATCGTCAAGTCAATACAATGGCACAAACGGGAAGAGAAAAGACCACCTACTTCACTTGCCTTTTATAAAGATGCGTTTAACAATAGGCGTTAGTGTTCAAAACCTAGATGTTCGTTATACACTTTGAACAATACACAAATAAAGGGAGATAGCCGGGGCGTAGAAATAAAAAAAGAGGGCAGCCCACCCTTGCACGAAAGGCACTTATGGGGGGCCCGGGCCTCGTACGTATAGAGGGGTACCTCACAAAACTTTTTTCAACTTTCAGGAGAGACAAATGGCAAGTTATAATAAAATTACAATCATGGGAAATTTAGGTCGTAGTCCAGAAGTTAGGACGTTTCCTAGCGGTGGTCGTATTGCTGAATTGGCAGTGGCGACTACGGAGCGATGGAAATCAAAGGACGGTGAAAGACAGGAGCGTACCGATTGGCATAAGGTTGTCATTAAGTCGGATGCTTTGGTTGGGATTGCCGAGAAGTATTTAGAGAAAGGGTCCACGGTTTTAGTTGAGGGAACGATGACCATGAGAAAGTATACCGGCAAGGATGGTACAAATAAGATTGCTGCTGAGATTGTGATTGGCAATTACGGGGGATCACTGGTTTTGTGTGACAAGGCAAAAGAAAAATCAGGTGGTTCATTTTCATCGCCTTCTTTAACTGCTGATCGTGCAGCCGAGTCAAATGCAACACAAAATGATTTAGATGATGAGATACCGTTCTGATGAGTAGGATTAAAGGATTTGGCGGTATTCGTGAGATTAATCGCAGAATAAAAGGCTCGGATGTTATTGTTGATAACAGGGACGCATTAGCAACCGAGTTGATTAATCTAGGAACAAGTAAGATTACGGATATTCTAACGTGGAATGAAGAGGGCGAAGTGGATGTAAAAGCCAGTAAGGATATTCCAGACTATGCCCTTTCTGCGATAAAAAAAATACGAGTGTTACCCGGTCAGGGCTTGGAAGTCGAAATGATTGATAAGGTCAGAGTGCTACAAACTCTTGCCAAGTCAGCCGGACTTCTTGACCGGGAGCAAAACGCCAATCGACCGGCTGTTGTAGAAATACAAATGTTAGGTCCAGAAGGAGAAGCCCCATTACAAAAAAAAGGCAAGAGCAAATGAAACACAATATTTATCAAGAGTTAAAAATAAAAAAAGGCAATGTGTATTCTTATTTAAGTGATGATGAAAAACAATGGCTCATTGAGGAAGCTGTAAAAATGGATCGCTGTGATGTCGGACTTGTGATTGCAAGCATTGTTACGGATGCCTATGTCGAAGAAAAAGAAAAACTTTTAAACGATGATATGAAACGCATTATTAACGCAGCGAGGGTTTATGAGTAATCAATTTCCAACAGGTATGAAACTAGATTTTCGCAATTCTCCGCAAGTCTGGAAGTTTCTTAAAGATAAATCTTTTGTACGAGGGCTTATGGGTCCTGTGGGGTCCGGCAAATCTTACGCCTGTGCAGCCGAATTATTTAAAATTGCTGTCAATCAAAAGCCCTCGGTAAGAGATGGCATTAAATATTCACGGTTTGCGATTGTAAGAAACAGCTATCCCATGCTTAAAACCACAACTCTTAAAACGTGGCTTGAGTTATTTCCCGAAGAAACGTGGGGACCTGTACGATACGCACCACCAATTACCCATCACTTGAAATTACCCTCTCGTGAAGGGGCTGCCGGAGTTAATATGGAAGTTATTTTCTTAGCTCTTGATCAACCTAAAGATGTACGAAAATTATTGTCCCTCGAACTTACCGGGGCATGGGTCAATGAAGCAAGAGAACTTCCCAAAGCTGTAATTGATGGTTTAACGCATCGAGTGGGACGATATCCGACAAAAGCGGATGGTGGTGTAACTTGGAGAGGGGTTATTATGGATACAAACCCTATGGATGATGATCACTGGTGGTTTGTTTCCGCAGAAAAACAACGTCCAAAAGGAGAATTTGGTTGGAAATTTTTTCGTCAGCAAGGCGGTGTTCACGAAGTTCCTCTGGATAAAGTTCCATCCAATCAACCTGAAGCCCAAGGATTTATTCATTCTGCCGGAAAATGGTGGCAAACTAACCCTAAAGCTGAAAATTTAGCTAATCTTCCGGGCGGTTATTACGAACAGCTTTTAGGCGGTAAAAATCTTGATTGGATACGATGCTATGCCGAGGGAAAATACACTTATGTTCAGGAAGGACGCTCTGTTTGGTCCGAATATGATGATAATTTAATGTCCTCAGACCTTGAGCTAGAAAAAAATGTACCCATACAGATCGGTTTAGACTTTGGATTAACCCCGGCTGCCGTTTTTGGACAGAGATTGCCCAATGGTCGATGGCATATTCTCCATGAAGTTGTTACTTTTGACATGGGATTGGAACGATTTTGTCACATTCTCAAAGCCGAACTGGAAACATATTTTCCAAAAATGCCTGTAATGATTTGGGGCGATCCGGCAGGGTCACAAAGAGATGCAATCTATGAAACAACCGCTTTTGACCACCTCAAAACACATGGATTAATGGCTCGTCCCACGGCTTCAAACGATTTTAAAGTCAGAAGAGAAGCCCTTGCATCCCCTATGGGACGGCTTATTGAGGGAAAACCCGGCTTTTTGGTCAATAAAACCTGTCTTAGACTGCGAAAATCACTAGCCGGGGGCTATCATTTTAAGCGTGTGAGCATAGGAAGTGGCGTAGAGAGGTTTAAAGACAGCCCAAATAAGAATGAACACTCACATATTGGGGATGCTTGCGGTTATTTATGCCTTGGTGGCGGTGAACATAAACGGATGGTGCGAGGTTCAACAGATTCTTTTTCCAAACCTGTCTATGCCGGGCTTGATTTTGATGTTTTCGCCTAGACAAATGGAAAAAGCTATGGGTTTGGACGGTATTTCTAACCGATTATTGGAGTTTTCACCGCATCATCCAACGCTTATGAACCTTAGAGAGATTGATCGACCTGTGTTTGAGGGCAATAACTTTGAATTTGTTAAAGAAGGACAGGCGTGGACAGGCATTTCTAAAGATAAACTTTATGTTTGCTTTGGTTTTCACCTTCTTTGGACAGGAGTTGCCGAAGCATGGCTCATTCCCGACAGAGATTTAGGCAAAAAACGTCACGTTTGGCACCGAGCAAGTCTTAAATGGTTTGATTTTATCGCCAAAGAACTGCTGTTATGGCGATTTCAAGCCCATGTTTGCTCCGAAAATCCTCTTGCTGACAGGTGGATATCCTCTGTGCTATTTAAAAAGGAAGGATTGTGTAAGCGATATGGTCCCGATTGCAGGGATTATGCCATTTATGGAAGGTTATTTTAAACTTTGAACAATGCAAAAGCCCCAAACCCGACTTTTACCTCGGCTTCCGGCAATAAATTGGTGGATACAGGCAAATATTGGTCGATAGAAACGCCTGATGGTACCCAAATAAACACAGGTCGTACAAAACTTACCGCAGCACAAGGCGTTTTATCGGGTTTTGAAGAAATTGAAACGGCTGTTGAGGGCGGTGCAACCCTCACGGATAATCCGCTTGTTGATATGGGGACAAACTTTGGCACCACGCTATCAAATGACCAAGATGTTGATTTAGGTAAAACAAATTTAAATTTAGCCACAGGATTAATGGACGAATACAAAGATTATTTTGGTGATATTGATTCAACATCCGATCAAGTAGCTCTTAATACCGGGTTATCTTCAACAGGTGATACTCTGCAAAGTGACGGTACATCCAATGTTAGCGACGAAGCTGCTGCTCTTGCTGCTTCTAATGCTGCTGCTGCTTCAACCTTTACGACTCCCTCTCAATCAGGGGCGGTAACAGGAGATGGGGATAGCGTTCAAGAGATTGTTGATTTTTCGGTTCTTGAGGGTCAGGGCTATTCACCTGAAGAAATGATACAGAAAAAACAGGAAATGATTGCAGAAGCCGAAAGACGTAAACAAATACGCCAGATGATATCTCGTAATCGATTAAGGCGTTTTGGCGGTTTAAGGCTTTTAATGTCACAAGATCGGTTCTCACCCGGGATGGGTGTTTCTGATTATGGAACATCAACATCTGGTGTTCGTTTTAACCCAAGGGAAGGATAAGTGATGCCAAAAGGAATGGGGACTTACGGAACAAAAAAAGGACGCCCACCTAAAAAGGGTACGAAGAAAAAGTAATGCCAAAGGTCATGTATAAAACCAAAGAAGGCATGAAAACCAAACACTTTGCTTACACTAAACAAGGCGTGGAAGATGCCAAGGCGTTTGCCAAAAACACCTCGGGCAAAATTGCTATGAAGACTTATGGTAAAAAGAAATGAAATTAAAACCTGAAACGGTTAAAAAACGGTATGAATTAGCAACCTCAAAAAAAGATCAATGGCGATCCATTTATGAAGATGCCTACCGTTACTGTCTACCCAATCGAAATCTTTATGATGGATATTACGAGGGGGATGTTCCGGGTCAGGATAAAATGTCGAGGGTTTTTGATAGTACTGCTATTCAATCCACGCACCGTTTTGCTAATCGGCTTCAGTCTGGCATCTTTCCTCCCATGCGAAACTGGTGTCGGTTGGCGCCCGGTGAATCGGTACCGGCAGAGCGACAAGTTGAAATCCAACGTGTGCTTGATGACTACACAACCAAGATGTTTGGCGTTTTAAGGCAATCAAACTTTGATATGGCGATGGGCGAGTTTTTACTGGAACTGGCAATTGGTACGGCTGTGATGTTGATACAGCCCGGCGATGAAGTACAGCCTTTACGCTTTACCTGTATTCCCACTTTTACGGTCTGTTTTGAAGAAGGTCCTTTTGGTACCGTGGATACCGTCTATCGAAAAATGAAAAAGCCGTTTGATGTTTTGGATCAGGAATATCCCGACATTGAAATACCAACGGATATTGCTCAACGCTATAAAGATTCTGAAAACGATAAGATAACACTGATTGAAGCAACGTATTACGATAAAACAAAAGGTCTTTACCACTATCAAATTATCGACGAATCAGGTCAAAACGAATTGCTGCACCGAGAAATGGCATCTTTTCCTTGGATTATCTCTAGGTATATGGTGGCTTCTCAGGAAATCATGGGGCGAGGTGTCTGTTTAACCGCCCTGCCCGACATTAAATCTTTAAACCGAGCGATAGAATTAACTCTTAAAAATGCTTCATTGTCCATTGGTGGTGTATTCACCGCAAGCGATGACGGTATTTTAAATCCATCGACAATACAAATTCTTCCCGGTGCAATCATTCCCGTTGCACGAAACGGGGGTCCTCAAGGTGCTAGTCTTGCTCCACTACCACGTTCCGGGGACCCTCAACTCTCACAAATAGTGGCAAATGATTTAAGAATGTCCATTAAGAAAATTTTACTTGATGAAGATTTACCGCCCGAAAATATGTCAGCACGCTCCGCAACGGAAATTACAGAAAAGACACGCCAGCTTGCTCAAAATTTGGGATCAGCTTTCGGAAGATTAATTAATGAAACGATGTATCCGATTGTTCGAAGAACTTTAGAAACAATGGATCAAATTGGAATGATTGATTTGCCTTTGAGGGTGAATGGCTTGGAAGTTAAAGTTGTTCCTTCAGCCCCCCTCGCCCAAGCTCAAAATATGGCAAAGGTGCAGGAAGTCTTGCAGTTTGCTCAAGTCGCTCAAGCAGCCGGTCCGGCAGGGCAGTTTGTTTTAAAACAAGAAGCTGTACTTGATTATGTGGCAGAACAAATGGCTATTCCTTCCGATTTGATTACAACTCCACAAGAACGGGTTGAGATGCAAAAACAGGCTATGGCTCAAATGCAGCAACAATTACAGATGCAGCAACAGCAACAAATGGCACAGGGAGTACCAGATGGAAACGCAAGCCCAACAAATTAGATCAATTAATACGCCCGGGTGGGATGGCTTGGACGCAACCGTTAAGGAAGTTAAAGTCGGACCTTCTCAGCTTGATAAATCCTATCAGCGTTGTTTTGCAACGGAAGATGGACAGAAGGTTTTAGAACATCTGGTAGGAATTACAATCAATCAACCGGCTTGGATGCCGGGAAATGATTCCTCTGTTGGTTACAGTCGAGAGGGTCAAAACTCAATCGTTAGAGAAATTCAAGGACGGATAAGGAGAGCAATACATGGCTGAAGAAGTAAAAGAAGAAACGCAAGGATTAATGGCTGAACAAAAAAATGAAGAAACAGAAGCCGATACACAAGAGATGGTTCATAAAGAGCCGGCTGTTGAGCCTGATGAAGTTGAGTTTACACGCCCGGAATACTTGCCTGAAGAATATTGGGATGCAGATTCAGGTCCTAAAGTTGAAGCCTTAATGACAGAGTTTGAAAAAACAAAAAAATCTTATTCTGAGTTAAGAACAAAAATGAGTCGTGGTGAACATAAACCGCCTGAAAAATACGAAACAAAAGACCTTGGCGAGTTTGCAGCCGACGATCCTCTTTTAGCTACTTATGTTGATTGGGCAAAGGAAAACATGATTTCTCAGGAAGCCTTTAACAAATTAGGGCAAAAATTTGTAGAAATACAAAACTCGCAAGTTAATGATGCCCAGATTAATATTGCGACGGAAAAAGCTGCGTTAGGCAAAAACGCAGATGATATTATAAAATCCAATGTGCAATGGGGTCGAGGACTTGTAAACAAGGGTGTATTCACAGAAGATGACTATCAAGAACTTGAAGTTCTCGGTGGTACAGCAGCCGGTCAACGATTGCTGCAAAAAGTACGGGGACTTATGGGCGAAAAGGAAATCCCGGTTGCTTCGGTATCAGGTCAGGCGTATGACAAATCCGAATTGTTTGCACTGGTACAAGACCCGAGATATCAAACGGATACGAAATACAGAAAGTCTGTAGAGCGTACATTTCAAGAGACTGTTAAGTAGTTCAAAACCTAGAAGTTACGTTTAGGTTGACGAAACACATAATGTTGTGGTAACGGTTAGTTGAACGACAAGCCATAGGCCCGTTCTGGCTGTAAGAAATTACACGTTGCGTTGCGTAAACGTAGTCAGGGACCGGGGAATACTCCGACAATCTCAAGGCGTAAAAACTTTGAAATTAACTAAAGGAGTGTCAAATATGGCAACCACACTTTCACCGGCTTTTACTACGCTATTTGAAGCGGAAGTACATCAAGCCTATCAAGCGACAGCACAGTTAAGAAACACCTGTCGTATGAGAACAGGGGTCGAAGGATCGTCCGTAAAATTTCCAAAACTCGCAGCAGGTGTTGCGTCGGTTCGTACACCAAGCACAGAAGTTGTACCGCTTAATGGGGTCTTCTCAAGTGTCGAAGCGACTATGACAAACTATGTTGCATCTGAATATTCTGATATATTCAATCAGGCAAAAATTAACTTTGATGAACGACAGGAACTTGCTCAACTTATTGGTGCAGCGATTGGTCGAAGAGAAGATCAAATTATCCTTGATGCTCTTGCAGCAGCCACAGCCGGAACGACGGTTGCAAACACGGTTGTCACTACCGGGTCAGCTTCTGCGTCAGATTTGAACGTGGGAAAGATCATTGCTGCTGCTAAAGCCTTAAATGCAGCGAATGTTCCTTCCACAGATCGTCACCTTGTTATTCACGCAAATTCACTGGCTTCATTGCTCGGTGATGAAAGAGCCGTAAGCGGAGATTATGCTCAACTTCAGGCTCTCAATGCCGGGTCGATTAATACGTTCATGGGGTTCGAGGTACATATGCTTGGAGATAGAACAGAGGGGGGTGTTCCGATTGATGGTTCAAGTGATCGAACCTGCTATGCCTTTCACAAAAGTTCAATAGGTTGTGGCGTTGGAATAGCACCAAAAATCGAAGTGAATTATGTTCCTCACATGACTTCCTTCCTTGTAACAGGAATGTTGTCGATGGCTGCAATTTCGGTCGATGCAAATGGACAGGTGGATTTGACCTGTCGTGAATCTTAATAAGGAGAATGAATAATGGCATTTGACAGAACAAATTGGGGTCCGATTGGTAACGCATCAAAATCAGGAATATCTCCTATGATGTGGGGCTATAAGACGACGGACGCTAAAACGGTTGTTGACGGAGCCGGGTACTTTAACGATGTATCCGACGATGTGACAGTTGGCGATATTATCTACTCTTTCGCATCTACAGGCGGAACGGCTACAGCGTCTTTTCACGTTGTCGTTAGCAATGCTTCTGGTGTTGTTGACGTAGGCGATGCAAACGCAATGGCAGTATCTGACTCAGACTAAGATTGGGGGGGGATTGTTTCCCCCCTCACCCATTTATAGGAGAAAAGAATGGCAGCAGGTGATACAGATGTTTCAATATGTTCCCACGCACTGCTGCTACTTGGCTCTTCAAGTATAACAAGTTTTGA